AGGTAAATTTTTTCTAGGGGTACTGAAAGTATTTTCCTCGCTAAGATATATGCGTCTTTCCTGTACTCTCTTAGTGCCTTTCTCGAAAATCTGCTCACGGCAAATGTACCCTGCTTCCTCTAATGCGCCTAACCAGTTTGTGATAGACCTGTCCTTTACGTCATACAGGTCAGCGAAATAACTATTGGTTGCCCAGCAATACCCACGCTCATTACACAGTGCTGTGATCTCACCATATAAAAGTTTAGCGTTGGGTGGCAGCGACTTGTCATATCTTACGCCTGCTGGAATTATTGCAAAATACCCCTGATGCATATCTATACCTCTCCATCTCTGACTAAATCGCTAAGACGCATGTGAAGGCTGTCTGCGATTCTGATTAATGTTTCTAAATTACAGTTGTTGTGAGCGACTATCTTACTTAGGTGCTGTGGAGACATACCTGCCCCTACTGCTACCTTAGCCATAGTCAGGTCTTGGCGTGCTGCTTCGACCTTTATTGCTTTCTTTAAGTTGAACATAAGTACCTCTTTATTAATTAGTGCCGAGTATATCTCCTGTGACTAAATAACGCAAACATATAATTAATTTACAATAACAGTTGAACCTGTGATTTAGGTGTGTATAATAAATAGCTCATAACAAACGAGGTGATGTATGACAAATATCAATTTTCTATCTGATTTTGAGAAAGGCGAGTACGATTGCGTACACAATCAGCCACCAGCAATAGGCGCTAATCAAGAATACCTAGATGGCTATGGGCAGGAGTATGCTCGTCAAGAAACTATCTCTGGGCAGCACGCAGATCAAACTGCACAGTGTAAATCACAACTAGAACAGTGGGGGCTGTAATATGAATCCGTGGAAAGAAATCCAAAAGGGGCTACGCGCCCCATTCAAGTTAAGCCAACTACACTGGAGACAGGGTAGAGGTGGTATGCAGCTAGCCTACATTGATGCGCGTGACGTTGCTAATCGCTTAGATGAGGTTGTTGGTATCGAGAACTGGCAAGACCGCTATGAAGAAGTATCAGGTCGTCTTATGTGCTATTTATCTATCCGTGTTGAAGGTGAGTGGATAACTAAATCTGATGGCGCTGGTGACACCAATATCGAAGGCGAGAAGGGTGGCATATCTGATGCCCTTAAACGTGCAGCACAAAAGTTTGGCGTAGGTCGCTACCTGTACTACTTGCCAAAGAATGCTACTGCAAGCAACTTACCTAAGTGGGCTATTCCAAATGAGCTATAGAGCAGAGTCAGGTCACTGGTATGACAAAGATGGCGAGCCTGCATACACTACTGTGGGCGCTAATGGTAAGGAGCGTAACACTACGCTGCGTGACGCTAGAAAGCTAAACCTAGTACCCAGTGTAACAACAGTAATGGGCATGGCTGCCAAACCTGCGTTAGAAAACTGGAAGATAGACCAAGCGTTATTAGCAGCAGCTACTATGCAAATTCGAGTAGGTGAGCCTGTAGAGATGTTTATGGCTAGGGCTAAGATGGAGTCTAGGCAGGTAGGTAAAAAGGCAGCTGAGCGTGGTACAGAGATACATGGTGAGATAGAGCGTGGCTTCGTAGAAAACCGCTGTTCAGCATCTTTTAACGCTGTTAAGGAAGTATTGGACACATTGTACCCAGATACTAATTGGAGCGCTGAGAAGTCGTTTACGTGCGCTCTAGGGTATGGTGGGAAGATAGACCTATGTAGTGACAACGGAATCTTTGTTGACTTTAAAACTAAGGATAACTTAGATGGCAAAGACCCTAAGAAGTTAGTTTACGATGAGCATGGTATGCAGCTAAGCGCATATGCGGAAGGCTCGGGCGTAACAGACCCAGAAAGGGTGTCTATTTTTATTGATAGAGCAAACCCTGAGATAGTGAGCTATCATGTCTGGGATAAAGAATCTCACAAGAAACATACTGAGATGTTTAAAGCGCTTCTGACGTTTTGGAAGCTAACAAAAAACTATGATCCAAGCGAGGATATAAAATGAGTATTAATCAAATGGTGTTTACAGGCAACTGCGGAGCAGATATGGAAATCCGCCATACCCCTAAAGGTGTTGCTATTGGAACTGTAAACGTGGCGGTAACGTCAGGATGGGGTGATAACAAGAAAACTACATGGGTAAAATGCACCATGTTTAAAGAGCGTGCTGAGAAGCTAGCACCGTATCTCACAAAGGGAACGCCAGTAACAATGTCTGGTGAGTTTCAGATGGATGAGTGGACTGACAAAGAAGGTAATGCACGGCTAACCCCGGTATGCATGGTCAGGGATGTTCACTTTGGTAAAAAACAAGAGGGCGCTGCGCCACAACAACAAGCACAAAAGCCGCAGCAGAATAACAACTTTTTAGAAGACGATATTCCGTTTTAGGAGATTAAGATGACTGATAAAGAAAAGGCAGTAAAAGACGCGCATCGCTACGCTGATAAAGCTATAGCAGTTGCAAGGAAGAGAACCAGCTTTCTTCGATCTAAGTTTAAGCACTGGTCAAACAGTGAATGGCGCATGGTTACAAAAGGCGAAGCGCTAGGTGTGGCAGCCATCATGTTGTTGCTACTCTTTGTAGGATAATACCCCTATGACCTATGGGAATCCTCTCCCTATGTGAGCCAGCTTGATGCACTGGTGGTCGTAACGCATCATTACCTAAAATCATATCTAATATAACCAAATAACACTCTCGACTCCTACCTATCTACACTATAATCGCGCCTCAATAACTGGGGGTGCAATGAACTACATCATACTATTCACTTTAATATCGCTAACTTTGATAGCTATAGATGACTTAGCTGGTCGAAGACCGATAGAAAAGTACAAAGTAGAAAGGGGGCAATAGCCCCTTTTTTATTGGGCTACAGCTTAACTTGGAAAAAAACAGCACAAAAAGTGATGCAAATTGTGCCAACTTACTTGCAAGTAACAGTTACTTCTGTATAATAGATGCCATACACACATAAACGAGGATATACACATGGCTACATTAAACAACTCTCAAGCAATCTTGGCTGACTTACCTGCTGCATTTGTTGCAGAGGTTAAAAAAACTTTAGGCGCATTTAGCGAGACTTACATTAAACGCAACAGCGCCACTGGCGAATACGATCATTCATGCTGTATCGCACTTTCTGGAAACCCAGATATGAGAATAGAACATTTAGGAACTGTTTATTCGCATGAGGTTTTGACTGAAGCAGAGCGTATTGTTTCTTATGTAAAAAACTTCAGAGACTTTCCGTGGAGAGCTGGCAGTGAAGGCGCTAAAGAGTTTACTTATACTGGCGAGAAAAACTGGGAAGAACTTTATAGCGATTGGACTGATGTTATCATGGATGACGAAGGCAACTTGCAATTCATCAAGTAATTATATCGAGCCACTTCACTGAGGTGGCTTTATTATAATCATTCACACAAACGAGGAAATAAAAATGAAAAAGACAAGAGCAACCACTCTTTGCAAAAAACTAAACGCAGCGTTTCCGAACATTGGCGCTGTTCCCTACAATGAATTTACTGGTGAAGATAAGGTCGAGCAAGACGGTATCTGGTTAAAGGGCAGCGAGGATTTAGATAACGATGGGCTGCCTTACTTTGACTACTGGAGCATGACTGGCAGCCAGTACCATGAAGGTGTAGAGGCAATGGCAGATAAGCATGGCTTTTACTGTGAGCCATATGACGCAGGCACATTGATGCTATGGAGACTGTAATGAAGACTCAAATTTTTGGGGATTTAATAGTGCAGCTAGACGACAACTGGGATGGCTGCATGGCTGAATTGGAAGACACACTCAAGGATGTAGCGTGTTACACATGGCTCAAGGAGCATAAAACGTGGTTGCACGATATGTTTCCTGAGTGCGCCCAGTATGATGTTGATATGCTGCTGGAGATTCTGTACGCAGATGGTACTGATGAGATGTTCGATACTGCAATGGCTGGCAGTCGTGACAGTTACGCTGCCGATGAGGGGTACAGTGAGAAGGACAACCCTGAGATGTTTTATGAGTGCCTCGCAGTGCCGAACTTTAAAGAGTACGTTGGCAATAAAAAGGTATGTTTTGGTAAGGTCTATACTCTGGCAGAGGCGTTTAGAGATTCTATCTATCTCTATCTGGAGAAAAGGCTTGAAGATGAAATCCTTAATGAGTTTCACAAATCCGTTCACTAGGAGAAGGTTATGACACAGCAAGAAAGAGTTTTAGAGTATTTGCAGGAAGGCAAGAAACTAACGTGCCTAAATGCGTTTAATGAGCTGGGTATCACACAGGTAGCAGCTAGAATTTACGAACTGAAGGAAGAGGGGCATGATGTTAAAAGCAAACGAATTAAAGTAACCAACAGATACAACGAGCAGTGCAGCGTATCTGAATACTTTATGGAGAATGACAATGTCAGGTAAAGGATCAGCGCCAAGACCTATCCCAGATCGCAAATCTTATGAGGATAACTTCGATGCCATCTTCAACAAAAAGTCTGAGCCGAAACCAAAAGCTCAGCTAATGCGTGAGATGAGAAGCAGAAGAAAAAGCGAAGGCTTAAAAGAAATGCGAGTATGGGTTACGGAAGAGCAGGCTGTCGAGATCAATTTGATATTAAATAAATAGGTGTATACTGGTGTCAAATCTTAGCGGAGCAAGCTATGACGAGGCACTTAGTAATACCAGATACGCAGGTAAAACCAAATCAGCCTACTGAACATTTGCGGTGGGCTGGTTTGTATGCAGCAGAGAAGAAGCCTGATGTAATCATTCATATTGGCGATCACTGGGATATGCCCAGCCTGTCAAACTGGGATGTAGGCAAGAAATCATTTGAGGGTCGCAGGTATAAAGACGACATCAAAGCTGGCTTAGAAGCTATGGAAGTGTTCCTAGAGCCTATCAGGGAAGAGCAGAAGCGCCTAATAAGCAACAAAAAGAAACAGTGGAATCCACGCCTAGTGTTCACTATAGGCAATCATGAGCAGCGCATAGAGCGCGCTATCGAATCAGATGCAAAGCTAGAAGGACTGATAAGCTACGATGATCTAAAGCTAAACGATCTAGGCTTTGAGGTGTATGACTTCCTTCAGGTGGCGGTAATAGATGGCATTGCTTACTCACATTACTTCACATCAGGCATTATGGGCAGACCAGTATCAAGTGCTAGAAATATGCTATCCAAGAAGATGATGAGCTGCGTAATGGGTCACGTTCAAGACAAGGACATTGCATTTGCACGCAGGGCTGATGGTAAAAACATACTAGGGTTGTTTGCAGGCATATACTATCAACACGATGAAGACTACCTAACCGCACAGACTAATGGTTCATGGCGTGGTGTATGGATGCTCAATGAGGTAGATGATGGTAGCTGCGAAGAGATGCCGATAACTCTTAACTACTTACGCAAAAGGTATGCAGGGTCATGAGCGCATTAAAGAAACAAGAGGGTGGTAAGCATTACGTTATGCCTATCCAGCCTATTGAGTACATAACT